TGTAGAGTACTTGGCTTGCAATTCGGCAACTTTTTGCTGCAACTCTGCCACCTTGAGTTGGTAGTTTTGTTGCGCAGTCTGTAACTCTGTCTGCATCTTTTGCTGAGCTTCTTGCGTCTTGCGTTGGGTTTCTGCCATCTGAGTCTTGACAATGGCCGCAGCTGTTGGGTCGTTCATTGCAGCAGCTTCAGATTGCTGTTGATGCGCTTGTTGAACTTTTTGAGCCAGTGCTTGAATTTGTTGTACATACGGGCCAAGCTCTTGTTGTGAATCTTGGTTAACGACCTGCGAAGCCAAAGCCAATGCCTGCTGTGCTGGTTTGTCAAGTGGTTTTTCTTGATGTAATTCTAACACATCTTTACCTCCGGCTGCTTTTGCAACCATACCACGCATAGATTGTAAATAATGTAATGTTAAGTGTTGTTTGATATGTTCAAGTGCTTTTGGTGCAAATACGGGTCCAATAACTGGATTGCCACCATAAGCAGGGTTGTTTGCGTACTCTAAATGAATTTTAATGTGTGCAATGTGATCTTGGTCTGGATAAGCAGCTGCTGCCCGACCCATAGTCATTGATACGTTTTCCAACGCAGGATTGGATTCGCTCGCGCCCAATGGGTTTGGTAAAATTTCTTCTGCATCGGCAACTTTAAGTTGCTTAAGTACGCGCTTGTAAATTGCGCGCATGTCAAACATTCCTGGAGGGGAAGCTGACGCCATTTGTAACAACGCTTGATTTTGAGCAAGACGTTGCGTTTCAGAAAAAATGTTAGGATCAGATACCGGACGAATGTCATTGTTGTACGCAAAATCACGCACTTCAACTTCTTCACCAGACTGGTTGTCCATCTCGGCCAAATACCAATGGTTAAGGCGCGAGACAATCTTCAATGACATTGCCTGACTACGGTGCAATCTAGCATGAATAGATGAATAAACTTTGGCACCTTGCTCAATCAGAGCTTGCACAGTGCCCACTGGCATTTGGCTGTTAGCATCACCAATTTTTTCTTCAGATGTAGTAACAACGCCTTTAGCCGCATTGGTTAACCAACCCAACAAATCAAATAATACGCTTGATGGCGGGTTAAACGGCATTGGCATAGCAATCTGACGGATGTCAGTTACGCCAGGGCCCGATTCAACTTCAATTACTTGAGTGGGTTCAATTCTATCAGACTGTCCAGAAACTCGTCCAGTTTTGAGTTTAAGCATTGTCTGAGAGTTGTTGATATGAGCAGCATCAAGCAAAGCACGTAAAGCACCAGTAAGAGCAGCAGAGAGGCCACCAATAAGATGGGGGAGGCCAATAGCATAAGCACCGCGCCAAGGAATGAATTTGAACTCAACATACCAATCCAATTTTTCGAGTGTTTCATCGCCTGACTCCCAGTTGCGGTAGAGAGCCAACACTTTACTACTAGACTCATCAATTGTTAATGTATAAGGTGCTCGTTTGCCGTTTGTAAGTGGATCATCGTCCAAACGCATGAAGCAAGTAATTTCGTAAATCCGACGCAATCCATCAATGTTTTTAGATGGCTCAGAACGACCTTCAATTTTATCGTTGGCTTTTTCTGATCGAGTTTGATCGTTTATTGGTGCATCAGAAGTGTATTGATAATTATCTAAGTCACGGTAAAAACCGGCGTCAATGCGCTGCTCATATGTATCTTGGGTAATGTCTTGTTGTTCTGTTACACGCTGCGATGTGTAAAAGTTTGTTGTAGAGTACGGAAGAATAATGTTATCAATTGGGATCCATTCGCACGTTGGGCGCTTTTGCTCTTCGTCAAAACGCCATTTAAGAAATTGTGATCCGCCAAGGGGTAATTGAGTGAGCAATTGCTCCATCTCATCTCGGTACTCAGCAATTTGCTCAGACAATTGCCAGTTAAGGAAATTAGATTTACGTTCGGCAACATCAACCTTGACTCGATTGTCATCACCTTTAATGTTTGATTTAACTATGCCGTCGGATGGGAGTAATTCTTTACTGGATGATGCCGCAAAGTCAACGCAAGCCTCGGCCATGACAGGATGCACAACTTTAGAAGCGCCATCAAAAGTAGCGCCACCAGGAGCGTCTTTACCCAAACCCGTGCGACGTAAACCCTCTTCGTACTGTTTGTCTCTTTGGGAGCGCGCTTCTTTATCGACATCAATGTAATCCAAATATTCAATTGCTAATGAGTTAAGTGTGCCTTCGTCAAACTCTTCTGCTAAGTTAGCATAAAACTCTGGGTTTTTAAGTGGAGATTCTTTTTCTTTGTAGTTGATAACCACAGAGCCATCGTCAAGCTCAATTACTTCTTCTTCAACTTCGTCAGAATCTAAACCTAGTGCTTCTTCATATTCATCCATTTCGGCATCTTGTTGTGCCGCAAGCTGTACATCTTCCTCACGATCATCAAGACCGGGAAGATTTGCTCCCATTTGCATCGGTATTTGTGGATTTGCCATAGATATTTTATTTTGAGTCGCTGCCATGGGCAACAACGAGAATTGGGGACGTCCTTAATTTAACTAATACGCTATTTAGGGGGTTTCCGCCCTATTGCGCGTAAGGATTGGAAAAACGTTTGCGCGAATCGTCATCTGCATAGTCATAATCACGCGCGGGCAATGGGTCAAGCTGAATCCATCCAGTATCTCGCAAAATACGCATAGCCTGTGAGAACGCGTCAACGTAGTCATCATGGCCTTTAGCTTCAGGAAACGAGCACAATTGACGAATAAAACGCTTTGCCCAGGTGGCAACCTCGCCTTTTTGATTTGGGTCTTCTGGAATGAACACTTTTCCCTTAGTAACCATAGGTGCCACAATATTTAAGCGCTGCACCTTATCCGCGCGCCCGGGGTTATATCCTTGGACTGGCACACCAGAACCTTGAAGTTCTTGAATCAACGAGATACCAGCTGATTTGTCTTCCATTAGTATAAGATCGGCTTTTCGTCCCTTAGCAAACGTATTGTCCGCACCATACACAACTTCTTTAAAATCATCAATTACTTTACGGCGCAATTCTGGGTAAGATAAGTGTTCATCCCAAGCATCCAAAAGGATAACTGCTAACCCAGCGTCTTGTTGTTGAAAAATACCCCATACTTCACAAGCTGTTGGGTCATTAACTGTTTTTTCAGAAGTCGCTGGATCATAACTGGCAATCACGTACTCAAGCTCTGGAGTAGGTTTGTTAGCAGGCCACATTTTAAAATGTTTGCGTTTAATAATACCTGATGACTCTGGGTCAAGGATTTCACCGTAAATCTCTTGACGGCCCATGTCGGTGCCGTCATACGTTTCTAGCTGTTTAAAAAATGTTTCGGAGAGGTTCGCCCGATTGTCATACGAGGACGCGTTGACCATGTACACATCGCCGCCGATTTTTCCTTCGGCAAGGTCGACAATGATTTCCCTTGGTTTAGGTGTGGTGGTGATGATTTGCTGGACTCGCGGGATTCTAGGATCCTTAAGTCGTAAAGTGAACTGCACACCGTCGTATGCTTCGTCAAGATAGTCGAAGGCACACAGCTCGTCAAACCAAGCTCCGTGGTATTGTTTACCACGATATCGTTCTGGCTCGGAGGCTGGAATGCCTTGAATGATTGATCCGTTGTGGAGGGTAATTTCAAATAAGGACTTGTTGTAATCTCGGATAAGGCTTTGGGGTATGATATTAAGAAGACCGGAGTCTCCTTCAAAACAAGTTGCACGGATATCATTAGAGGTTGGGGCGGTGACAAGCCAGCGAGTGTTGTCATAGGTAGCAGCGCGAATACCAATCCAATGGCTTGCAGTGTGCGTTTTGCCAGAACCGCGTCCGGCCAGCATAAGAAAGGTGTCGTACTCTCCATCGTCGGGTTCTTTTTGGTGTGGTAGCGCTTGCACAGCCCATTTAGCCTGCCAGGCTATTTGGTCGCGCATGGCTTTAGGCCACGATTTGCGTTGTTCAAGGTATTTGGTTAGAAAAAGTTCTTTTTCTGGTGTTAAAGACATGCAATAAATCCTTCTCCGGCCAGGAATGTGCTGTTCTCACCATCTGTTTCGATATGAACACATGCCTGCGGTGTAATTTCGTAAATATCAGCAATCAACCGCCACATCTGGCGTACTTTGATTGTTTTTAAAGTTTGCCCTGGTACCAAAAGCAGTTTGGTTCGGATAAACACAGTGTAGTAATGCTTGTAATCGTCGCTCATCATGCTGGTTTTACAACCAAGTGACTCAGCCAAATACTGAACTTGCTGCGCGATGATTCTATTTTTGCTAGTAAACCGAAATGTGCCGCTTTCTTTGTTATATTTGCGAGATTTAGAACACATAATGCCAGAAAGCAACTCTTGCCGCTGTTCTGGAGAGGCAAGAAGGTAATTATTTGGAATTTTGTACGGAATATTTGGCGCTAAATGCGAAAATACAGACGGCGTTGTTGCAAATCTGGTTTTGTTGGTGGGTATATACCCGTAATCTTTAAATTTTTCCAATACAAAATCGCGAAAGTCTGGGGGCGCGGTCATGGTTTGGTCAATATGCCGGTTAAAAAACCAAAATCCAAACACAAACGGTGGGACTGGCAGGTCTTGATGCGCCAGTTGCAAGGCGCCAGTGGTTGGCACCGAGTATTCTTTGCGTCCTTCGCGCCCAGTAAGTGGCACAGTAAGCAGTTTGGCTATGTTAGTGGGTGCTAACTTACGTTTAAAGCGCCGCGTGCCTTTGTATTTTCTTGCTTGTTTTCTGTAGTTTTCACTTTCTACAGGGAAAGCTAAGTGTTCATCACCAGCAAGGGTTAAGTTATCATTAAACTGAACCTCATAACAACGGGTAGCTCGATAATGTTGAACCAACTTAATGCGGGTTGGATTGCCTAAGTGGTCAAATACAATATCACCGACTTGAAGATCCCCTGCCCTTTTCCAATAGTCAAGGGTTAACACCTTTTCTGTTGCTAGTATCGCCATAAAAGTTTTCAAGGACCCATTGGTCCAGCCATTTCCCTAACGGAATGCGTATTTTGTTTTGAATTGCGTATGGCAGCTTTTGGATATTCATTGCCTCATCAGATAATTTTAATCGGAACTCAAGATACTTTACTGTTTCTTTGTCCAGAATATTGATGGGGGCGTCTGCCGAATCAAAGTAGTTTAAATTACATACCAGTACCCTTAGCCCTTTAAGGCTACCTGGGGGGTTTTCCAATGCCCCCTGGATTTGGTAAACATAATCATTCATACCTTTACTAATACGCACATTTGACAATTTTTACAAAAAAATTTTTACTGCCACACTTTGGTTCAAAATTGCCACACTTTTGTTTTGCAAAAAGGCAAAGTGTGGCAGTAACTTTTTCTTTTAAAATCAAAGAGTTGCAGCGTTTTTTACCAAAAATTGCCACACTTTGGTCCAAAATTTCCAAATCGATAGCCTACTCTCTTTTTTCTTTTTTGTTTTTAAAAAATATAATATTAAGAAAAGTATGGAAAGTGTGGCAATTTTTCTCGAAAAACGCTGTAAGCCTATGATTCTATTAAGAAAAGTTACTGCCACACTTTGCCAAAAACGGCCAAAAAAGTGTGGCAAAAGTGTGGCAATTGCCACACTTTTCATAATGTGAAATGCAAAGTGTGGCAATTTTACAAAAAAAATTATAGGAACTCAGGTTTGCTCAGGGGCCCGGGCGGAGGGCCAGGGGGTCTAAAAATAGTGGTATCGCAAGTTAGTAAGCACCCACTTCGCTTAAACTGGCATTTGTGCACCAAATTGGTGCATAGGCATACTGGCCATCCTACCTATGCACCAAATTGGTGCAGCACCATAGTGGTGCGTTGGTAAGCGCTTACTCACTTAGGCCAATGCACCAATGTGGTGCACCAGGTTAGTGTGTGCTCACTTACTTAGGCAATGCACCAATGTGGTGCATGTTAGTGGAGACTAACATAGCAGTATGGCAATGCACCAATGTGGTGCATACGCGTACGCGATGCGCGGGATTAGGTGCGCGCGCCATAATGCAAAATCAGCGCGCCGGCCGCGCCACAATTCCAAGAAAAGTATTAAGCAAAATGACAATCTAATACGACGCGATTACAGGCCGATAGAGCGCTTTTTATTGTTTAGGCTGCCTTAGTATTCCCGCGCCGAGATCTCGATTTGCACCACAATGGTGCAGGTTATAAAGAATGGCCGCTTTATATCTTATCGTAATATTAGGGTTTTCCCTAATAGTTTTTATTGTGCAGCCGCTTTATATTGTATTTATGGCAGCAATTAAGCGGCCATTATATGAGAGGAATTACCATCATGACAAAATACAAGCTAAACATTAAGCGCGATCTAGATATTACACCAAATTGGAATGGCGGCAATGAATACTTTTTATGGCTGCCCTTCGGTTATCGGTTTGCGGATGACCTAGTACATTGCCGCGGATTTGATACATTGGCCGAAGTGAGAGCGGCAGCGCGGCGCGATGTAATCGAATGCGATTGTGGCGAATGCGCGCAGCATGAGCGCGGCGCTAAAGTATAACTAACTAAGGCGGCCGCCGCGCCGCCATTCATAACATAGAGAGGAATTATCATCATGCAAACCAAAACTAAAAAGCCGAGCGGCTTTATTTTATATCGCGGCGCTTCATTATTGGACGGCGCGCCAATTGTGGCTATTGCCATAATTAAATCAACCAACATTAAAACGGGTAATATGGTGCAAACTTACATTTTATCTGATAGCGGCCTTAATCCATTGGACGCGGCCAAGAGCGGCGCGGATTACGCTATCTGTGGCGATTGTAAACATAGGCGCTATCATGGCGAATTGCGGGATTGCTATGTAAACATAGGCCAAGGTGCGAATGCCGTTTACAAGGCCTATATCAAGGGTAATTATCCCGCCGGCATTCAGGCCGCCGCGAATGCAAGCGCCGGCCGTATGGTGCGGCTTGGTACTTATGGCGATCCGGCCGCCGTACCGGCTTATATTTGGCAAGCGCTTATTGCACAAGCGCAAGGTCATACCGGCTATTCTCACCAATGGCAAAACGGCAAGGCCGGCGCGGATATCATGGCCTTGTGCATGGCAAGCGCCGATAATGCGAGCGAGCGCGCCGCCGCCAAGGCCGCCGGATATCGTACTTTTAGAGTACGCGGCGAAAATGAGGCGATCGAAGCCGGCGAATTTTTGTGTCCAGCAAGCGCCGAAGCCGGCCGCCGTAAATTATGCGGCGAATGCGGCGCTTGTGACGGCGGGTTAAATTCTAAGCGCGCCGATCCAGTCATTATCGTACATGGATCGCTAAAAAGCCGTTTTATTCCAATCCAATCAATTTAAAGGGTTTATTATGATTAAGCAAGAATTATTTTTATGGCGCATTAATGAAGCCGGCCGGCTCGCGATTGTTCGCCGGTATACCGGCGGCGATTTATACGGCGGCATTGTGGCGAGTAAAGCCGCGGCTTATGAGATATACAAGGCCATAGAGCGCTTTAAGCCGGTAGATTATACGGCATAGTGCATTCTCTAAGCCGCCGCGCATAGCAGCGGCTTAGGGGTTTGCATTGTGCAGCCAATTAAACAATGGAGGAATTATCACTATGGAAAATAATACAATCAACGCGGCGCGGCCGCTTTATACAATTGCGCGCGATATCCGCCGCGCATGGCCGCGCGTCAATTTTGCCGCCGTCCCGTATCTTGAGGCCATGGCCGCGCTCAATTCAGTTAACGATAAATATATGTATGATGACGGCCGCGGCATTGTGCGTTATTTTTTGGCCAATGCTTCAGCATTCCGCGGCGATGAGGCCAAGGCCTTAAAAGCCGAATTAAAACAATTATTAAAGGGTTAATTATGGATATCTTAATTTATGGTTTACCCGCCGGCGAAAATCGGCGCTATATGGAAGCGCTATTGTCTACAGAATGCCAAGGCCGCGCCGATATTGAGCGCGTTATAACCGCGGCCAAGGCGGCCGGATATCATTCTTTTAGACTGGCCAGTTATGACGGCGCGCCGCCTGATTTTGTTAAGGCCATTAATATATGAGCGCCGCGCCATTCCTAGTATTTTACCGGTATCAAGGCCAAGATTACAACGCGGCCTTTGATACCATGCGACGCGCTAAGCAATTCGCGCGGCTTACTGGCGGCCGGATAGAATGCCGGCTTATCAATTTATTAATAGGCCACGCGCGAGGCTAGATCATATTAGGGTTTATCCTAATTGACTACGCGCGAGGCTAGATCGAAAATGAATCATAAATTATTAAAAGGGTTTAATTATGTACTACTGCAACGGGTTTAGTTTTGAGGATTACTATGAGGCCGCGCGCTATGCTGATATTCTGCTATATCAATTCGGCATATACAAGGCCATTTTCACTCGCGCCGAAATAACGGCGCAATTACAGGAGGTTTTATAATGGTTAGAACATTTTCAGATGGCCACAATATGGGCTCAATAGTAAAAGACGCGATTAGATGTGATCATTGTACCCATAAGCGCGCTATTGAGTATTCTAGTGGCGTATTGTATTGCTGGAATTGCCGCCTAGTTAAATTAGTAGATCGGATTGATTACGCTAGTTTAAAAATAGATGGAATAGATTTTAAAGATTACCCCGATTTTTGTGACGCGTATTTTAGCGCCGGTAATTATTTAGATGGCAAACCATTGCCCGAGGAAGTGCTGGAAAAGCTGAGCGAAGATTCAGCGCGAGTCAATGAAGCAGTATTTAACCAATTATTTTAGGAGGATTAAACCATGATGACATTAAACGATATCAACACAATTGAATGCGATGAAGAGGCCACAATGGAAGAGTACTACATGGCCATTCAGCGCGCCATTAACGGCGGAATGTGGGGATTACAGGGATCATATGGCCGCGCTATGATGGACGCTATCAGCGCCGGTTTATGCTTACTTGGCCACAATCGCGCAACGGATTACTATGGCAATACGATCCCCAGTCGCGATGATGTACAGGCCGGTACTAAGGGCTCATATGATTTTGTGGCAGAAGAGCGCGGCCAAGACTGGGCTGACATGATGGAGGCCGCATAATGAACTACTATTTAATTGAATATTACCATGATTCAGAAGGCTATAAGTTTGAGGAGTTTTTAGCAGAAGATCAATTTGAGGCTGTTGAAGCGTGTAAAACAATACCATTTTTTGGATATATTCAAAATGTTTATATGCAAGTTAAACAATGGGAAAAGGAGACGGAATAATGGATAAGCAATTCATAGCTAGCGAGTTAAGATCCGCAATTGAGTATTACACCAGTTTAACTGTCATTGAGCATGCAGAGCAAACTGTTTTAAAAGAGGCGGATGAAGCATGGAAAGATGTTAATAAATTAATCAACCAATTAGTGGAGGCATAATGAATAAGTACATTGAAGAGCTAGTTACAGAAATGCTATTTGATTTTAATGATTTAGCATTAGGCAACACCTACAAGGATGTAGGGTATGACACCAAAAAAGAGTTTTTTGAAGAGATGAGCAGAAAAGTAAACGAGCTATATTCAAGACTATTAAAGGAGGTAGCATAATGGAACGCAATAGACCAAAGACGGCAGCAATTCGTAAAGCATTCGGAGAGTACACGACAGAATGCTTTTCCGGATACGAGCAGACTGCATGGGATTTAATGAACATTGTAGGCCTTGAAACCATGTTCGAGATATTGGAAAGTGTATTCCCGCATGCCGGCATTTACGAACCATTTGAGAATTGCAGCGAGAATCATGTAGAGAGTTTAATTTCATCATACGCATGGGGTAAATCATTATGAATGAATTATCTAGTTTATTAAGACAGGCCTATGAGCTGATACGCGATGCTGATACAACAGACATAGACGCGTATTACCTTGCAGTCGAAGAGGCTCAAGGGTTTATTGCTGAAGCGCTAGACCTATCAGATTCAATTGATTTAATCGCAGAGAATACGGCATTACGCCGCCAATTAATAAGCGCATGCAATGAGTTAATGGAAAGGAGATAATATGAGCGAGCTAAGAGCCAATGATATTCGGAGTGCTATTGATACTGTATGGCAAGCATTAGAGGCCTATAGAGAGGATTGCATACCGGAGAGTGATCCAACCTATGACAACCAATGGAGTGACATCTGTACGGCCATGGCATGGATTCAAGAAGACTTAAACGCAATGGAGGAATTAGATGATTGACTGCACAATATGCTCTTGTGATTTTTCACTAGAGGAAGAAGGTGGTATTGCCGGCGAGTTTGGCATACTACCAGTACAATTTTGCCCAACATGTTTGGCCTGTATGATGGACATGGCCGACCAATTAAGAGGATTTGAAGATGAAACATACGATTAGTTTTGAATCAGTAGCAGAGATGATATTATGGCTTGTTGACAACAACATTGACAAGCTGCCAGTAGACCTTACCATTCACTTAGGAGAATAATATGTTACAAGAAATTACAATGCATCAAATCAATGACTTTTTTCAAAAACCAACCGATGTCATTGACGAGCTTGGCCATATTGACCAAGAAATCAAGCAATTAGAAGCTAGAGCGCGTGTATTAAAGGCAGAGTTAATTGCTCGCGGCGCTGGCATGTACAAGGGCATGCGCTTTACTGCCGAGGTGCAAGAGTACGATCGCAATACTATCAGCGCCATTCTAGTTAAGGAATATGGCACGAAGGATTTTGTGGCACAAGTAACTCAGATGCAGCATGTCAAATCAGTAACCCTTAAACCATTGGAGGCATGATGATTAACCTAGACCAAAGTACCAATACCAATCGATTTAATGTTAGCTTAGACTCGGAAGAGCTGATGAGTATTCTCAAGGCCTTGTACTGGTACGAAGACAAGCTGACCAACATGGAGCGCGCCAAAGGCCGCGACAATGGCGAATGGGATGTAGTGGTATTTTTACGCACCCAGTTAGGTAATCTACTCAAGTACGAGGCCAAGATTGACTAATTACCGATATGCAGTACTGGACGAGTTTGGTGGGGTCATGCGCAAGTTTGCTATTAAGACCGAAGCGCAACCCTACCTGACTGCCGGCACTAAACTAATTGCATTACCTAAACAACCTAAAGCAGATCCCTACCTAGTGGCAATGCTTACTTTACCTGAGGCTTTAATATGAAGATTATCGGCGGCTTTATTGTATTTCTTGCATTATATGGTTTTGGTGTACAAATTACATTAACTGGTGTATTATGGTTTTTGTTCGGTATTTTTTTAATGGCTATTCCGGAGGCTTTGGAATTGTTTAAATATACCGAGCGATTCATACACCGGAGCGGAAATGTCAAAAAATGATTTTCTTACTGATTACCTTCAATCTCTCTACGGCATACCCGTCCTTGATTCTAAGGATGAGTATGCTTTAGCCGCGCGTATACAACAAGGCGATAACGATGCACTAGAATCCTTAGTCAAGCATAATCTTCGCTTTGTTGTGTACACAGTACGCAAACTGGCATCATGGCATCATTGTAAAACCCCGCAGGAAGATCTGATTGGCATGGCCAATGAAGGCCTTCTTAAAGCGGCAATGCAATGGCAACCCAAGAATAATGCTAAGTTTGCGACCTACGCTAAAGGGTTTATTCTCAGGGCAGTAGAGCGCGGCCTAGATAATACGGACAATCTTGTGCGTATACCCATCAAGGTGCGCGAAGAGATACGCAAAATGACCTATACCGAAAGAGCGTTGATGCAAACTTTAGGCCGTAATCCTACGACCATGGAGCTATCAACCATCTTAGGTAAACCAGTTAAGAGAATCAATCAATTGAAGTTTTACCTACTCCAAGAACCGACATCATTAGACGCATTAAACCTAGATAAACTGGAGGAGGAAGACCTTGATTGATTTAACCAAAGAGCAGCAAAGAGCATACGACCGATTCATTCGGGCGCGTAATAATGTATCACTAGGCCAGTATCGCAAGTACAACAAGGCATGGCAGCCCACCAGTGATGTAGTTTGTAGCGTAGATATTACTGGCCTAAACCATCAGTTATTTGAACAAAATGACGCGTGGCTGGAGTACAAGGAAGCATCCCAGGCCTGGTGGGCAATTGAACCGGAGTTTAGAAAGGCAGAGCGCATGAGTATGATTGCTGGCGATTACGGCGATTCAGATAATTGGCGCGATAAACAACCTAAAGTAAAGGAGATTTAGATGAGAGCAATACCAGTGGATGTATATGACAAGGATGGCAACATGACCAAGATAGAAGTCAATGATCCGTCAGGCAACCATATTGTGGATTTCTTATGGGATGAAAGGGAAGAGCAAACCAGTGAAAACCGGCAGCGGTTTAGAGAATGGGCTTATGAGTTTTTACGGCAAAATAAAGGGTGCGAGGTGGCAATATGAAAAAGAAAGGCATTGAAATGGATTACGGCAAACCAGACCGGCTTATCTTTTTAGAGCGAGAGCGTCAATACCATAAATGGGACAGGTACATTAAATGGCTGCTTGCTGTTATGTTGTTGTACTTTGGCTTTCATATTTACAACGCGCTGGCCGAAACGCCAGTAATTATTAACACCGCCGATGGCGGGCAGCGAGTTTGTATTGTGCAGGGCAACATTGTGACATGTTATTGACTGCCACACTTTACCCTAAAATTGCCACACTTTTGTTTTGCAAAAAGGCAAAGTGTGGCAGTAACTTTATTCTTTATAATCAATGACTTACAACGATTTCCATGAAAAATTGCCACACTTTGCCTCAAAAAACTGAAATCGATAGCTCACTCTTATTTTTTATTTTTATTTTTAAAAAATATAATATTAAGAAAAGTATGGAAAGTGTGGCAATTTTTTGAAAAAAACGCTACAAGTCTTTGATTTTAATGGTAAAAGTTACTGCCACACTTTGCCAAAAACGGCCAAAAAAGTGTGGCAAAAGTGTGGCAATTGCCACACTTTTCATAATGTGAAATGCACCACCATGCAATTTGCGTATTAGTACAGGTAAGCAAAAAAGGAAAACAGTATGTTAGAAAAACCACCCGCTTTACCAGTCGACTTTAATGGGATACCGGTCGACCTGAAAATGATCCCGCGATTTTGCCTATGGAAGTACACATTAGTAGGTGACCAAGACTCACAGAAGTGGAGCAAGCTGCCAGTCCAACATACCGGAAAGTCGGCCAGCTCCACCAACCCAGCAACATGGACAGATTTTTTTACTGCGCAGAAGGCTTATGAGAACGGCAACTTTGATGGTATCGGGTTTGTTTTTACTGGGGATGATAACCTTATTGGTATTGATATCGACGATTGTCGTGATCCTCAGACAGGCGATCTTAACCCTTTAGCACAGGACATTATGGCCAATGTGGCCGGCTATACAGAAGTTAGCCCATCAGGGACAGGCATTAAGATATTTACCCGCGCCGATATCCATGCAGCCCATGTTGACCACACCATTGGATTAGAGGTTTACCCAAAAAGCCGTTACTTTACAATGACAGGCCACAAGATTGCCGGTGATGTACCCCAAGAGCCGCAAGACTTAACTGCCCATGTACCAGCGCGTACAGTAACCCACAGTGACGATGACTTTGCTAACTACACTCCGCCAGTAGAAGGATGGGATTTGCTCCGCGTTGAAACGGAATTGCTCAGCCAGTTTGATCCTGACATGGGGTACGATGATTGGAAGAACATTGGCATGGCTCTACACCACCAGTTCAGTGGCGATGTAGAGGCGTTAGAGGCATGGGAGCGCTGGAGTGCGCAGTCTCTTAAGTACACAGTAACTGGCATCAATTCCTGCACGAATAAATGGAAATCATTCAGAGGCCAAGGCATCACATTGCGCTCATTGATATTTAAGGTGAACCAAAAAAAGCTGCAAGCCGCTCTCGACAATGGGGAGATCATACTAGATCACTCCAATCCGCTAGATCATGCTAGGAAGTTCTTACAGTCCTTGTATGCCGTTGAGGGTGGCTTTAAATTAGTTCATTATGCTGGTGACTTTTTTACCTACACTGGGACACACTACTTATTTATTGAAGAAGCCACAGTGCGCTCTCAGATGTATAAGTTTTTAGACAAGTGTCAGAAGCAAGATAAAAAGGGCAATCTAGTTCCGTTTAATGCCAATCCGGCTGGAGTGAACGCGGCTATAGATGCGCTTAAATCCATTGTGCATTTAGCCAATGATCCCAACGGCAAGCCGCCAGTATGGTTAGATGGGTACGCAGCTAACAACCCACCAGCAGAAAAACTGGTGAGCATGCAAAATGGTTTATTCCAAATGGATCAGCTAGTTTTGTTTCCTCACTCACTGGGTTTCTTTACTTATAACTCATTGCCATTCGAGTACAACCCAGCGGCAACATGCCCACAGTGGTTAAAGTTTCTCAATGATGTGTGGGGCGAAGACATGCAGTCCATTGAATTGCTGCAGGAATACTTTGGTTACATTTTGTCCGGCGATACAAAGCAGCAAAAGTTTTTAAACATTATTGGTCCGCGTCGTAGCGGCAAGGGCACAATTAACAGAGTGTTAACCGACCTGCTTGGTCAGGCCAACGTGGTGAGCCCACAGATGGAGGAGTTGTGCGATACCTTTGGACTACAACCTTGGCTTGGTAAGCAGCTTGCGAGCTTTACTGATGCGCGCGTTACGGCTAAGAGTTCAGCCGGTGTGGTTTCTCAATTGCTTCGTATTGTTGGTGCTGATACTGTCACAGTAAACCGCAAAAACAAAGAATCCTGGAGCGGCTATTTACCAACGCGAATCATTGTGTACTCCAATGAGATGCTGCAGCTTGCTGAGAACTCCAACGCGCTCACTGGCCGTATGTTAGTGTTGCAAATGGTTAACAGTTTTATGCACAAGGAAGATGTCACACTGGCAGACAGATTGTCCACTGAGCTGGCTGGCATTTTTAACTGGGCAATCCAAGGCCACACTCGCCGTATTGCTAGAGAAGGGCAGCGTTTTGTGCAGCCAGACTCCAGCAAAGAGATGCTTGATGAGATGACTGAGTTGTCTAATCCAATGATCCTATTCATTGAAGAGGCCGTTGAGTTTGGCGAAGGGTATGAGGTAGATAAGGACGATTTGTTTGCTTGCTTTAAGCAGTGGTCAGTTAAGAAAAACTTTAGGGTCGGCACAGATATGTCATTTAAAAATCGATTTAACTCAACAACCCAAGAGCATGGTGTTCGCTCTGTTCGCCGCCGTACTGCGGATGGTAGTCAGCACTTTTTTCTTGGTGTTAAACTAAAACCAAAGGCGCAAGCCTATATTGATTCAATATCTAATTTTGAAAAGGAAGCATTTTGATGACCGAACAAGAACAATTATTCACACTGGCCTGCGCGGCCACCATGGGCCTAATTGCAAGAGGCGCAACCCCCGCTGAGGTCCGCGATACAGCGTGGCAGTACGCACAATTTGCACTCAACGGCAAGCCGGCAGATGAAACGCTTTAACTTTCGTAAACGTATCATGCGTAACTACTTCACCACCATATTCGGTGGTGTTGGTCGCCGCAGAACACTACTGCACTACGCAGGCAAAAAGCGTTTTCGTTTTCGCTGGATCCGTTTTAAGATACAACAAATTCGTAGGGCACACCAAGGCCGTAAGAACAAGGTATTTGGTAGCATCAATGCACTACGCATCCGCCGTACGTACGGCAGACGTAAACCAATCAGATCATTTAGGAGATAAACCAATGAACGCAACTGAACTAGCAAGTTTATTAGAAGTAGATAGTTGGTACAAGCTGGTAACTAGAGAAGAAATAGCTACTACGCTCCGTGCGCAACAAGCTGAAATAGAGTCGTTGAAAAAGCGTTGTTTAGATGAAATATTTAAAACAACATACGCTGATAGGTCGGCAGAAGTAATGTGTGAGCAATGGGAAAAAGCCCAAGCTGAAATAGAG